CTGATTATTTTAAGAAAACATGGGGCGATTTTTTCCACGACACCAAGGCACTGGGGGGAATGTGGGACTTTATCGGTGACGATTTTGTAGTCGAAGTTAAGACTACTAAGAGAGTTGAGGACTGGAAAGGCGTAGACGGCCAGGTAGAGCCACCGATATATTACAAGCTACAGGCGTGTCTATATGCCTACCTACTAGGGTTTGATAATGTGGTTATGACTTGTTCATTCTTGACAGATAAGGACTATGCTAGTCCTGAAAAGTTTGTCCCTACCATTGATAATACGGTAGTGGTTGAGTTTAGTTTGGCCGAGGAGTACCCGACTTTTAAAGAGTCTTATATAGATACGGCGTTAAAATTTTGGGACAAGCACGTATTAACTGGAATATCTCCCGAGTTTGATGAGAAGAAAGACGCCGACATTCTAAAAGAGTTGAGAAAAAATGTAACAGAAGCCAAGGACGAGGATATCCAAAAGCTAATGAATGAGGCAGATAAGTTGATAGCGTCAATCGATAAGGCAGAAGCTAAAATCAAGGATAAAAAAGATAGGCTAAAAGAGATACAAGGGATAGTTAAGCAGTCTATGACAGGTCAATTTAGAGATGGGGATACTAAGGTAGAGATATCCTCTAAAAAGTACACGTGGACGCTAGCTAAGTCAAACAAGACATCACTAGACCAGTCAAAATTAAAAAAAGAATTACCTGATGTATACGACAAGTATAAGAAAACATCAGAAGTATATACGTTAAAGACGGCTAGTATCGAATAGGGAGGGTTAACATGGAGTACAAGAAAATAAACGAGTTAATCATGAAAGAACATTTCAAAAATAATAGTCAACTACTGATAGGAGACTATGAGGGTGATTATATCGTAATGCCTGAGCCTAGCTATATGTTACTTGTTCCCAGTTCTAAAATAATATGTGATTTAGCCAAGCTAAAAGAAACAATTTTGCTAAAGCCTGGTTATTTAGGAATGGATACGTTTAAGAAAAAAGATAACTACCATGTGGCCGAGCAGACAGGCAATATTAGAAAATCAAAACTAGGGACAAAAGAAGTAGTAATTGTAGAGTACAAGGCTGTTGACGGTGAGCATTCTACTTATGTAGATGAAAGTAAGTTAAAGTTATTCGGTAGTGATTATGTGGTAATGGTCCATGAAAAAAAGACAGTACCCGTAACAATTTGGAACGAGTTCCAGGAGGTTTTATTAGGTGCGATTTGTCCGGTAGTAGGAAAAGATAAATAAAAGAAAAGAGGTAAATTATGAAGTTTGAAAAATTTGTAAAAAGAGTTGGGGTACATGGAAAGATAGTTAGTAATGGTGATGAAGCGTGGTTAATATGCAATGGTGTAGGTATGCTTGTACCTGAGGGGGTAAAACCATTTGGAGATGTGAACGAGCCTAACGACTTAATTAGGGCTATATTAAAAGCAGATATCGAAGATGACGAGTTAAGTTTATTCAGGGCGTCGTTACCTTATGCAGATTCTAAACCATCTGAAATAGTAAGAGTATTCAAGACTGAATTAGATGACGAGATAGGTATAAGAAATGAAAATTTTGGACTAATTGAAAAAAATGACAGATTAGTATATTTGGAAATTGAAACATCAGAAAATAATACTGAAAAGTTCATATTAGTTACAGACCGTGTAGGAAATAAAATAATCGGGTTTATAAGCGAAACATTATTAAATTATTAATTAGGGGGTAGATTACAATGGCAAAAATGAAATTAGCAGAAAATACATTTACTATAATTCCTGAGGGAACAACAATATTCAAGATCATGGAAGTTGACGAGTCTAAGTATGACGATTACGGCAAGTTAAAAGTTACTTTACAGACGTCTAGTGGCGAAAAGCATTTTGAAAATTTTAGCTTCACTAAGGCCAACGGAGATATTAACGACGGGGCGTTAAAAGCATGGTCATATTTTGCTAGAGTGTGCCTTAATAATTTCCAGGTAGAAGAAATAGACACACAGGATATAGTAGGGTGCTATATTCAAGCTAATGTTACTCATGAAAAGTACACGCGTACAAGTGGCGAAAAAGCAGGCCAAGAGGCTACAGCAGTAAGGCTAAAAGATTATACGTCAGCAAGTGGGTTCAATAGTAGTAAGGGTAAGGTAGAGCCAGTAGACGAGGACGACGATTTAGACGGCTTAGATGACATTGACGAGCTAGACGAGTTGTAAATTATGGGAAAGCCTGAGAAGAAGTTACAAGATAAAGCGATAGCCTACCTAAAAGAAAACAAAATATATTATATAAATCAGTTCGGGGACGGGTTTACCGGGAAAGGTAAGCCCGACCTGATAACTTGTATAAATGGTAAGTTCGTAGCGTTCGAGTTAAAAGTAGGTAAGAATGACTTGCAAGATGACCAAGTTATTCATAAGCGTAGGATAGAGAAGTCAAAAGGCTTGCATTTCTCACCTTATACGATAGTTGAATTTATAGAGATAGTGGAGAGATTAAAACATGGATACGAGAGATAGATTAATTAAGTACAAGGAAATAATGCCAATTCACACTAGAATAGACAGACAAATATTAATTGATATGGGCTTTTTCACAGCACCAGCCAGCACTAAATACCATGGTAATTATGAGGGTGGGTTATTTGACCATAGCTTAAAAGTAACAGAGATGTTATTAGAGTTAACAGACAAATTAGGTCTAACGTGGGAAAGGCCCGAGAGTCCATATATTATAGGTATGTATCATGACATTTGTAAATGCGACCTATACGAGTGGGATTATGAGCATAACAAGTATACCTATAAAGATGATTTGATAATACCAGGGCACGGGGACAAGTCAATAATCATGGTTCAACACCATTTAAGGTTAACTAATGAAGAAATAGCTTGTATTAGGTGGCATATGGGAGCCTATGAGAAAGATACGAAGATGTGGGACTATTACGGTAGAGCCATTGAGAAATATCCTAACGTATTATTCACTCATACGGCCGACATGATAGCCAGTAAGATATTGGGAGTATAGGGGGTAATATGAAGTGGATAAGAATAAGCTAAACGCGTCCGGCTGTAAAGATTTGACGGCGTACGAGGCTATTAAGAAAGTGGACAAGGAAAAACTGGCCGAGGAGAGATTTAAGAAGCTACTAACAACTATATTTTGTATATGCGAGTTAGCTAATTTTCACGTCGAGGGGCGTATTACCGTAAAAGATAAAAAGACTGGTAAGATATGGAGATAAATACAATGGATAAGAAAATAGAGAACATTAGACCTAGATATTACAACGATAGTAAAATATCACCATTTGACGTAATAGACGATTGGCAGTTAGATTTTTACGCAGGTTCGATTTTGAAATATTTAAAAAGAGCTGGTAAAAAACCTGGCGAGGATAGGTTAAAAGATTTAAGGAAAGTTAAGACTTATATAGATAAGATGATAGACTTAGAGGTCAGCAACGTTAAATAGGGGGTGGCTAAGTGCAATACATTATATTGAATAATAAGACGCCTACACACAGTTTTAAGGACGGCGAGGGTACATACACTAAAGACGAGGCCATGGCGTTTGATAACGTGGCCGTAGTGGTCCCTAAAGGTTATATAGTACTTGATTTTGATACTACTAGCGACGCCGAGTTAATGTTAAAAATAGTAGACGCCCTGGACCTTAAAACCAAAGTAATGAAAACTACTAGAGGTATCCACTGTTGGTTTAAAGCTTCTGAAAAAGAGCCTAAGAATTTCATCAAGCAGAGATTGGCCATAGGCCTATATTGCGACCGTAAAAGTGGGGGGCGTAACGCGTACGTTAAAATCAAGCAAGACGGAGAGCCAAGAGAATGGATAAGACAGGTTAAAATGAAAGATATCCAGGCAGTCCCTAAGTGGTTAAGTGCGATTAGTACACCAGCTAATAAGTTTAATTTTAAGGGAATGGGCGACGGGTCCGGTCGTAATCAAGAATTATTTGACTACATTGTATACCTACAGGCCAAAGGATTTACTAGAGACGAGATAAGAGAGACTATACCGATTATAAACGATTATATATTTGAGGACCCTCTTAGTGAGTCAGAGATAGCGAGTATATGTAGAGACGAGGCGTTTAAACCCGACGAAGAAATACAAGCACAGATTAAAAAGGCTAATTTTAATCATGTAGAAATAGCCGAGGAGCTTATAGAAGAGCATAGCTTAATCAACTATAACAATACTATTCATGAGTATAAGAACGGTTGTTACGTGCCTTGTGAGACCTTAGGGAAATACATACGCAGTAAGGTATATGCGATTAAGAATAATCAGCGTAACGAAGTAGTATCATACATTAATGATATGGAACGTATTAGTTCAAAAGACTTAAAGTTAAACCCGTACATTATAAATGTAAAAAATACCAGGTTCAACCTCAAAACTAACGAGTGTTTGCCGTTTGATAAGTCGATTATCGATTTCTCACAGTTACCCGTAACATACGACGCAACAGCATATTGTGCAGACCTAGACAAGATGTTAAATAGGGTATTTCTAGCCGATAGAGAAGTAATAAATCTATTTGAAGAAATGCTAGGAGCTACTCTACTGAAGCATAGTAAATATCAAAAAGCTTTTTTATTCTATGGGGGTGGGTCTAATGGTAAGAGTACAATATTAGACTTAATTAAGACATTTTTAGGCGGACGTAATTATTCGGCGATTGCACTTGAAAAGGTGACAGACCGATTTAATACGGCCGAGCTTGAGAACAAACTGGCCAACATAGGAGACGATATAGACAATGTGACTATAAAAGATACTGGTACACTTAAAAAGCTGTTTTCCGGTAATTCAATAATGGTTGAGCGTAAAGGGGAAAGACCATACACGATAGAGCCGTACGCAACTCATATATATAGTTGTAATAATATTCCTAGGTCATTCGATAAGTCAGACGGTTTTTACCGCCGTTGGTTATTAATTCCATTCGACGCCGTGTTTACTATTGATGATGAAGACTATGACCCGTTGATAGGAGATAAGATTACAACAGACGAGGCCCTAAGCTATTTACTTAATTTGGCCATTAGAGGAGCTAGACGACTGATTACACGAGGTAAGTTTACAGAACCTAACAGAGTGAAGTTAGCCCTTAACAAATATAAAATAGATAATTCTACAGTGCTAACCTATTTAGATGACCAGGAGTTAACGGAAATAGAGGTATTAGAGAAGCCAAAAGATGTATTGTATAGCGAGTTTGCCGACTGGTGTAAATTATCCGGAATTAAAGCCAACAATATTACCGGTAAAAAAGGGTTCTATAAAGAAGTGATTGACCGATTTGGACTAGATGATAAGCCATTACAAAAGAGCGACGGCAAAAGATATTTTATGGAAAAACTATAATAAGGAGATATTAAAATGTTAATTGAAGATATTAAAAAATACGTAATTGAGAGAACAGAAGCATTTGAGAAAGAGTTAAATG